CTGCATAAAGAATTGGTCTAGGGTCACCAGTCCTTTCAGTGTGGGGAAACATTGTTCTACTAGCGGTAATTATTTCATCTATTGTCACGGTTTCTATATCTGCTATGTCCATACCAAAAATAAGCATGTACATAGCCACATCTTCTTCATTGTGACTGATATCAGTATCAAAGTCGTAACAAGTTTCTGAACCTGTAAAAGAACGAACTGCCATTATTTTTTACCTTCCGACTCGAGATCTGAGAGCGTGTGCATAGACCAGGGTTCTTCTTTAACCCGGTCTTCCTCATATAAGCCACCAAGGATTGTGCTTTCGGCGGCGTTTAGCCGGTCATCAAATAATGCTGTGCAGTTCTTAACCCATTCACTTCCGCCGTCTTGGGGGATGCTTCCTTGACATATCAATCCTGGTATCCACCTGACGACATTGTCGTCGGCAGCGGAATTGTCCCAGACTCTCACCCCTTGTTTAGAAGTCATCCATTCTTTGGGAGGGGTAACTATTTTGCCTTCTTTGAGTGCTCGCTGTTCAATAATTGGATCAGAAATAACTTTATAAGGGGCTGCAACAGATTGGCCATATTGTTTCTGGTCTTCTGTGCCGGTACCCCTTGCTTGAATGTTTAAAAGGGAGTGTTCATCTTTTTCTAAGTCGGCGATCTCACGGGGGGTTCCATCACTGTAATCAGTGGTTAATTCCGGCGTTTCCCACGGTTTTGGCCCTGGTAAAGCCGTAGAAAAAATTGATGGAACGGCTTCCGCGCCTTCTGTTTCGACGTTTGGTGTAGTTAATTCCACTTTTACGCCTTAAGGGATCTGTTCGTATGCTTTACACATCTTAATTAGACAGTCGTAAGGCTTATACAAGCCGTCACCTTCTGTCGCTGGGTTCGCAAAAGAAGAATCCACATCATCTGGAACATCAGGAAGCATTAAGCCAAGCGTGTAAATCGAGTATTCGAGCCATTGTTTAGCCCGTGTTTTAGCACGGGTTTCTTGTGCCGTAGTTAAAGCCATTTTTCCTCCTATGCGAGTGCGTCGAGTTTGCCTTTAACAATTTTCCATTTTGCTAAAGCGTCCTTAAGTCCTGTTTCGTGCCCAGGCACAACCCCATCATCGTTTGGAGTCGGCGCCCAAGTATCAGGGTCAATATCGGCGACGTCGAGGCCGCAGCGAGATGAAGTTTCAAGAATTTCAGCCTCAATAGCGGCCATCGCTCGTTGGAGCATTGCCCGCTGGTCTGCACTACTAAATGTGGTGGCAAAGTCCATTGCTATAAGTTCCTTTGTAGATGGGTTCTTCTTTCACACCTTACACCAATACAGAGGAAGTGTCGTGCGAGGCTTTTTGTATAGTTTGTCTTTACCCTCTCTCATGTGTTACATCTGGTGCGCCAAAATGGGATAGACAATAAAGGCTACTATCCCGCTAAGGAGTTTTAATTATGGCCGCATCAACCAGTGCAATTACCTTCGACGTTAAAGACTGCGCTGTGTATGCACACACAGCAGACGCAGCGTCGAATCCAACCACGTTCGGTTCGGCAATTGACGTTCCTGGTATCCAGGAAGTCTCTCTCGAACCAAACTTTATAACCAACGAGTTGAAAGGTGACGGCGGTGTTGTTCTTGCCAAGAAAGGTAAGATTGACCGTCTCAACTTCTCATGTACATACGGCGAACTTTCAATGCTTGTACTAGAGGTTCTTCTCGGTGCTACAAAAGCCACATCAGGGACAGGAGACGCTGAAGTAGCGGATCTTGCTATCACTGATGCCTCGCTTCCGTACTTCAAGGTTGGTTTCCTAATTGACGATCTACAGACATCTGGAGATTCTCTTGCCACCGTTTTGGTGACATTGCAGAAAGCCCAGTTGACTGGTGGTTCGTTGGTATCAGGTTCTACCGACTCATTCAACACTCCGAACTTCACCGCTGAGGCCATTAAGCCTGCCGGTGACCCAGTACGCTTCGGAAACATATCATTCGCTGAAACGGCTGCAACTCTCTAATAAAGAGAAGTAACTAACTCAAGCAAAAGCGGGAAATTAAGAGGACGGCATCCCTTATGGGGGTGTCGTCCTCTTGCGCTTGGTAACATGTACATATGGATTACACACCCGAAGTATTACGCAACAAAGGGGTGGCGATAGTTTTAGCCAATATTCGTAGAGGCGAGAATGATTGGGCCCCTGTATATGATGCCAATGGAGATTTGGAAACCTCTGAGATTTTTGTCAAATTCACACACAACATTATTGCCGACATTGAAGAAGCCTTTGATGGGTTAGAGAATTGGCAAGAAGCCATGCAAACTAAGCCGGTTTCTACTTTGAGGAGAACTTTGGCTTTAGCCTTAATGGAGCCCACAGATCAGGTTGGGATGAAAATGATTGAGGGGAGGTTGCCTGAGTACAGCAACTCTATTGGTATTGCGTGGGCTTTGGCTAACGGCGTGGACCCCGAGATGGCGAGTCGGCTATTAGAAAGCGCGACGGTGCAAGTGGACTCGCAGATAAAATTACTGAACGAGGAGATAGGGAACACTCTCACGGAGGTAGAGGAAGAGGTGGCGAAAGTTACCCGTGGCAAAACGCAATCTCAGCCTGGTGCCAAACAAACCAAAGGTACAAAGACTTCTGGGAAGCAAGCCCAGCCCAAGTCATAGCGGCCTGCGAAGTGCCTGATACGAAAAAGAAGAAGATTAAAGAGGTTTCTGCGGTTGAAGCGTTCTCAAGAAATATGGGGGCCGATTTCACTAGGGATACGTTTGACCCTAATAATCCGTTTGGTGATTAGCGAAATCTAGGCGAGAATAGTGTAATGGCCGCAATTCAATTACCACCTCTCGTACAGCGAATTATTCTTGACCCCACAGGGGTTAAAGGTGGCGTTGGAATGTTCTCAAAAAATTTAGCGCCCGCTAATAAAAGTCTGAGTCAGTTTGGGGATAACTCTCGAAATGCGGGCAACAGTTTATCGTCAATGGGTTACAAGGCACAGACTGTCGGTAATGCCTTGATGAAAAAATTAGGGTTGCCAATTGTCGCCATCGGTTCTTTAGCAGCAATGTCTTTTGCCAAGTTTGAAGCATCAATGGTCAAGATTGAAGCCCTTGTGGGTGTTTCTGCTGGTGGTGTAGCACAATTTTCCAAGGCTGTTAAATCAGTGTCTCGTGACACAGGTCGTGGACCGCAAGAACTCGCAGACGCCATGTTCTTCGTGGCTTCAGCCGGTTTGCGTGGCGCAACCGCTATGGAGGTTATGGAGGCATCCGCTAAAGGTGCCGCTATTGGTTTAGGTGAAACGAAAGTTGTTGCCGATGCTGCAACGTCAGCCGTTAACGCTTATGGCGCAGAGAACCTGAGCGGCA